GGCCTCGCGGATCCGCCACCAGGCATGATTCGTCGCGTTGTAGGTGACGAACGGGCCCTGCGTGACCACGCCGGCCTGCTTGATGCTGGCGGTCATGCTGCCGCCGGCGTACTCGAAGATGATCTCGTTGTTGCCGTCGAGGTACAGCTGGAGCGCCGTCTCGCCATCGGCGTAGAGGTACGGGCTGACCTGGGCGAAAATGGAGCTTCCGGTCAGGTTGTAGGTGCTGGTGGACTCCAGGGCCGAGGAGTAGCCGGTATCCGCCTGGATCGAGCATCTCCCCGTCGCGACGCCGACCGTGCCGTAGGAGTTCGCCCACAAGGTGGCCAGGTCGTTGCTGCCGAAGGCGTCGATCAGCGTGGCCAGGGCCGAGCTGCCGGACAGGCTGCTGTTCGTGCCGATGCCGGCCAGGCCGGGCTTAGGCACCTGAAGGCCGCCGGTCGCGGTGAAGGCGCCCGCGGCGGTAACCGAGGCGATGCCTGCCAGGGCAGGCTTGGGTACGGCTACGGACCCGGTAGCCGTGAAGACGTTCCCGGTGTTCGGGTCCGGGCCGGCCGGGGACCAGATCCGCACGTAGTCGACGGCGAAGACCTCGGCCGGCAGGCTGGCCGCGTTCGGCGTGCCGTAGCCGGCGCTCGGGTCGACCTGGCAGACCAGGATGACGTACATCCCGCCCTGGGTGGTGAAGTCCCAGCCGCCGCCAGCCGCGTTCGCGCCCGCCTGGGTGAGCGTGTAGAACAGCGTCCCGTCGATGAAGATCTGGATCTCGCCCTCGGTGAGGTCCAGCCGCCAGGTGTGGTAGTTCCCGTCGCCGACATTGAAGCCGCCGGACTCGCCGAGCGGCGTGCCGCCCGAGGCGTTGGTCCCCCAGATCGTGACGAAGGACTGGTTGATGTTGGGGTCGCCCGACTCCTCCATGTCGATCTCGGCCCAGGTGCCCCCGGTGTACTGGCTGTTCACGCCCGCGAACCACAGGGCTGGCCAGGCGCCCTGGAACGGGAAGATCTTCGCCCTGATCTCACACGACTGGCCGGCCTGCACCGCGTACTTCGGCGTGCCGCCGACCGAGGCGCCGCTCGCGGAGGTGTCCAGGCGGGCCGTCGGGTAGTCGCCGGAAGGCACGCCGAGACTGTTCAGCACGCCCAGCTTGACGACGAGGTTGGAGGCGCCGTCCTGGAAGACGACCGAGGTGTCATTGACGTACCACTCGATGTGGCCGCCGCCGAAGTTGGAGCCGCCGGTCCCGCTGAGCACGTTCCAGATGGAGGAGCTGGGCAGCGTGCCGGCCACGCCGCTGCTGCCGGAGTGGACCACGCCGTTGACGTCGGTCCAGCTGCCCCCGTTGAAATCGTCGTTCAGGATGTAGTGGCCGCCGCTGGCGCCCGCGGGGACCTGCGCCACCCAGATGCCGGCGTAGGCGCCCGATGCGTCGTTGGACTCGACCAGCGGGGTCCAGGTCAGGTTGTTCGTGTCAGACAGGCTCATCGAGATGGAGCCGTTCTGGACGAAGTTCGAGTTGACCGAGACGTAGGCGACCAGCAGAACGCCAGCAGCAGGCTGCGTTCGGAAGATTGCGGTCTGCTGCACATTCGGCGTGGTGAAATCCGCGGCAGTCTGGCCGAGTGCGGTCACGGTCGACTGCACCGAAAGGGTGCCGGCCGCCAGGATCTCGGCCAGCGCGATGTTGCGCCGGGTATTGGCCGGGGCGGTCGCGCCGTAGGTGGTTGCCGCCCCCTTGGCCGGCGCGGCCGTCGAGTGGAACGTGCCGTAGCTCGCCAGGTTCGACGAGTCGTAGACGTTCTGGCTGAACGTGGTGCCGGCCGCCGCGGTGTAGGCCACGCCGGGCTGCCACTCCATCAGCGCACCGCAGATCCGCGAGCCGGTCCCCTTCGGCGTGATGGCCAGGCTCGGGGTCGCCGATGCGCCCGCTGAGTAGTGCTTGGCCGTAGCGCCGCCAGCCAGGATGGCTGCTATCGACTGGGCGCCGGAGATCGCCTCGACCGTCAGGGCCATGCCGATCTGCGGAACACCCTGGTAATTGCTGCCGCCGACGGTGCCCAGGACTGCTCCGCTGGCCTGTGCGGTCACCAGCATCTGGTTCGCGGGCGTCGTGATCGTGAGGACTAGGAACCCGGCGTAGAGAGTCGAGTTCTCGACGCTGGTGATCGTCGGGTTGCCGGTCGACCCGACGTGCTCGGCGAGACCGATACAGGTGGCCTGGAGGCCCCCGACTACCGAGTCGTTGCTCTCGCCGATCGGCGGGATGACCGCGGTCCAGCTGGCGGGCAGCGCCAGGGTGTGGATGCCGGAGGTGGCCGACGAGCCGTAATCCAGGCCTCCTGCAAACAGCAGCACAACCTGGCTGCCGGTGACGCCGCCCGGGAACGTCGGCGTGTAGGTGGAGGAGTTCCCGCCGTTGTTCCCGAACGAGGTAGTCCCGACCGTGGCCGGAGGGTAGGCGGAGATGGTGACGATCGCCACGCAGGTCCCGCTGAAGGTGACCGTGACCGAGGGCTCGTTCGCCACCGCGGTCTTGGTGAACACGCCGAACGGGGCATTGGCTGCTGACCTGGCTGTCCAGCCGGCCGGGGTCGAAGCATGCACCACACCCGGGCTGGCCACGCCGCCGTGGGCGCACATGACGAGCAGGTCACCCGCCTGGTAGGACGGCGGCGGCTTGACCACCACGGTCGTCGAGGTCGACGCGTGCGGGGTGATCCCGAAGCTGTAGCTCAGCAGGCTGCTCATCAGCTGAAGTTGTTCCAGGTCATGGTGAACGCCCCGCCTGAGAGCGTCCCCGGAGTCTGCTGAGTGTGAGCGCCGACAGTGGTGAGGTAGGTGATGTTCGCCGGGTCGATGGCAGGAGTCATAGAGATATTGCTGAAGGTGAGAGTGCCGTAGTTCGGCAGATTGCTATTCTCGTTCTCGATGATCACCACGGCATCGTTCTGCGGGTACTGCCAGCCGAGCGTCGCGATGCCGACCGCCTGGACCGGAGTCGAGTTCGTGTAAGTCCAGCTCTGCGTGGCGTTTGACTGAGTGGACACCCAGTAGTTCCCGGACAGGGCCAGTGTCAGCGTCATCACGTCACCGGCCGATGACGGGTAAAGAGCGGTATTCCAGAACTGGCTCGCCCCGTTCCCGGCAATGAACCAGGTCCACGAGGTAAGAGTGTTGTTGTTGCCGGAGTGGCCAGTGTCGTAGAACGAGTAGATGCCGGTCTGGAAGATGTTCCCGATGCCGACCCAGATCGATCCCTCAGAGCCAGCCTGGCCGGACAGGGTGGGCACCGTGAAAGTAGCGGTGATAGACGTGACCGGAGCATTCGCCGAATTGCACTGGATGCCGCCCCAGATCGTGTTATTCGCGGCGTTAGGCACTGGTCCGGATTGATCCATGACAGGACGTACCGGTCCTCGCAGGCGCCTGCGCCGCATGCTCAGGTCTAGTGTCATGGGCCCAGCACCTTGGCCAGTCCGCCGTTCACCCGGATGTGCTCCTTGATCAGCGAGATCAGGTCCCTCATCACGCCAGCGGAGCTGTCCACGCCCAGCTCGACCTTCAGCACACCGCTGCCCACGGCGCCGAACGCCGGCCCGGCTGCATGAGGCTGGGTGTGCGGGTAGACGTGGCTGCCCTGCGGCAGCCGGACCAGCTCGCGGCCGTACTCGCCGACCGTGGCCCAGCCGCCGCCGATGCCGCCCGTGCCGTAGCCCACGTAGGTGCCGCCCGACACCAGGCCGGGGATCCTGTCCGGGCTGCCGTAGCTCGCCGCGATGTACCGCTCGGAGGAGATCAGGTTGTCGACCGGGCTCCAGATGTTGCCGTGCCCCGCCATCATGTAGGCCCGGAACGTGGCCGGCATCATCTGCGCGATGCCGCTGGCGCCGCTGGGGTTCTGGGCCCTGGAGTCGCCGCGGGACTCCTTGCTGACCAGCACGCCCATGTCATGAGCCCACGAGGAGGGCTTACCGGAGATGCCCAGGGACTGCGCGATCCAGGAGCCGACCGTCCCGCCCGGGGCCGCGCCGCCCGCGCCCTTCGGGAACCCGCCCGGCGGTACGCCGGTCCACAGCAGCGGCATGCCGCGGATCCCCATCAGGATCGGGCCCATCCCGCCGCCCTGGCTGATGACGGTGTTCATGTCCTTGACGATGGCCACGTGGCCAGGGTCCGGGCCGCCGCCCATAGAGTGGTAGAACGCCAGGCCGCCAGGCTGCGGGCCGGAGCGCCTGACCCAGGATCCCTGAGCCTCCGACGTCCGGGGGGCGTGGATGCCGAATCGCGAGTAGACAGCCTGGGTGAATCCCGAGCAGTCGGCGCCTCCGGGGACAGCAGTACCGCCCCACACGTACGGGATCTTCCCGATCCAGGACTCGGCGTACTTCACGATCTCGCCGGCACCGCCGCCCAGCTGGCCGCCGGCGATCAGGCTCTTCACGAACTTCATGGCCTGGCCGACGATGGTCTTCGGGATCCCGATCATCATCTTGGCCAGGTCAGCCGCCGCGGGCGAGCCGATCAGCTTCATCAGGTCATTGCCGAGCGCGGTGGTGTTGCCGGTCAGCAGCGCGGAGCCGATGCTGACCGCGTCCTTGGCCCAGTTGAACGCGCTCTTGCCCGCGTTGACGATCGCCGAGATCGGGTTCGGGATGCCGCCAGAGGCGTACCCGGGCACGCCGACCGCGGAGAAGAACGGGGCCAGGATCTTGGAGTGGGCCGCCGAGACCACCGTCTCGTCCTTCGACACCCGGGCCAGCACGTCATCAGAGATCGGGCCGGTGCCCCGGGTGATCCTGCCGCCCCCGGCAAGGCCGGGCACGGACTTCAGCTTGGGGCCCCCGATTGCCCCCATGACGTCATTCCAGAACCGCACGATACCGCCGTCATAGACGGTCTTGATAAGGAAGTTAACCGGTCCCTTGAAAATCCCTTCCAGCTTGTTCCAGGTGGTCTTCAGGGTGTTCACCGAAGAGTCAAAGCCGCCCTTTATGGCGCCCAGCGTGCTGGAGATGAAGTTCTTGATGTTATTCCAGGTGCCCTTGACCCCGTTGTAGATGTCGTTCCAGCCCCTGGAGAATACGCCGGTAACGGTGGAGATGATGTTGCGGAAGCCGCTGATTTCGGCATTCCAGAAGGAAGCGAGCCAGCCCTTGATCGCATTCCACACGTTCTTGACGGTGCTGAATACGGAGTTCCAGCCGTCCGAGAACAGCTTCTCGACGTTGGAGAGCGTCGACTTGAAGAAGCCGAAGATGACATTCCAGATCGACTTGAAGAAATTGAGTATATTATTCCAGGTCTTGACGATGAACGCCCAGATGTCATTGTGGTACTTGACGATCAGCCCGGCCGGGCCGAGCAGCAGCGGCCACCACTGCTTGGCAAAGGACAGGATGTCATTCCAGATCCTGACGACGAAGTTCTTCACTTCATTCCAGGTCTTGACGATGAAGGCCCAGATCTGGGTGTGGTACTTCACGATGACCGCGGCGAGCAGGAGGGCGGCGGTGGCGATGGCGACGAACGGGTTCGTGTTCATCGCGATGGTCAGGAGCTTCCAGGCGATGACCGCCCCGGCCAGCACCGGCAGCATCGGCTGCAGCGCGCTGCTCAGCAGCTTGGTGATCCAGGTGACGACCGTGACGATCGCCGGGGCCAGCGCGATGAAGATCTTCAGGATCGCCGTCAGCACGGCGGTGGCCTGCCCGGTGAGTACCGCCAGGAACTGGGCGAACAACCCGATGATCTTCGGCAGGACCGGGGCCAGCCCGATGACCAGGGTGTTGACCAGCTTCGCTATCAGCGGGGCTATCTGGCCGACGGCATTGGCCAGCACGAACATGACGCCGCTGTTCTCCAGCACGGTGAAGACCTGGCCCAGGGACTTCGCGAGGACCGTAACGGCCGGGGACAAGGCCACGAAGAGCCTGGCCAGCGTCTGGAGCACGCCGGAGATGCTGGCCAGGACGGCCCCGGCCAGCTGGGCCAGGATGCCGAAGACGATCTTGATGGCGGGCTCCAGCGCCTTGAAGGCGCCCATGATGGCGACGAGCACCGGGGCAAGATTCGTGGCCAGGGTGGCGGCGAGCTGGCCGATGATGGGCATCAGGGAGCCGACCAGCTTGACCAGCATGGTCAGGATCTGCATCGACGGGCCGATGGCGGGAGCCATGGCGGACAGCATCTTGCCCAGGTCGCGGCCGACCCCTGAGATCGTTGACGCCAGCTGGCCCAGGTAGGGGACAACCGCCTTCACGATGGTGACCAGCCCCGGCAGGATCCCCCTGACCAGCCCGGTTATCGCATTGACAAAGGGGAGGATGGCCGGGACCGCGGCCCGCATCAGCGGGATCAGCTGGGAGAAAACGCCTTCGATGTCCTTGACCACCGGCATGATGACCGGGCCGAGGGTCTTGAACACCCCGGCCAGCTGCGGGCCGATCTGCTTGAGGAAACCGCTGATCTGGCTCATCGCGCCGACCACGATGGGCACCAGCGGCTTGACGGTGGCCTGGAGCGTCGAGGTCACCTGCGTGCTCATGCTCTTCGCAGCCGCCTTGACGACCGGGTTCTTCTCCAGGATGGACGCCGCGAGCTGGCCGACCAGCATGGCGCCCATGCCCGCGCCCGCCACGCCGGCCAGGGCAGGCATCGTGGCCAGGGCGGCGGCGCCCGCGGTAACCAGGGCGCCCTGCTTGCCGAACGTGGTCGAGGAAGCGAAGCTCTTAGCGAAGCTGGCGCTGGACTGCTGCCCAGCCGCCGCAGAGCGCGCCCTGATGGCGTCGTAGGCGCCGGTCGTCGCGTCCTTGACCCGGACGGTGATGTCGACGATGTTCGGGATTAGATCTCACCTCCCTCATCCCGCCTGGTGCCGAGTTCCTCGATCCTCAGCAGCCTGAGCACCTCCGCTCCCTCGGCCCTGGCCTGGCTCGGCAGGCAGTGGAAGCGGTCGCAGATGCCGAGGATCGTCTTGGTCTCTATGAGTTCGGCAGGCTCCGTGACAAGCTCGCCAGCTGCTGTGACACCTCCGGGGAAATCCCGCCATTGTTCGAGCCGCTCAGCAAAGGGGGCGGCACCGAGGCGATCGCGGACATCCAGCCCATCAGGATCTGCATCGTGAAGTCGATGTCCTGGGCGCACAGCCCTGTGTAGTCGCACGGCTTGCCCGGGTCTTCCGGGTCCTCGGGCCGGTGGTCCGGGCACGGCGTGCCCGGCGTGCCCTGCTTGCGCGACTCACGGCAGACCGCCCAGGCGATCGGGACCGGCGTGTCGGTGTCGTCATCTTCCAGCAGGTTCCACTCGACGATCGAGCTGGCCAGCAGGTCGAAGACCGAGCCGATATCGCCGGTCGCCCCGGTGGCCAGCCCGGTCGCCATTATCGACAGCGTGACGAACTCATCGACGGTGACTGACTTGGCGAGGCACTCAAAGCCCTCCATGTCGGGGTCCTCGAACCTCAGCCGGTACTGCTTGGGCTTACGCCGGTAGCCGGCCTTCGCCTTCTTCGCTGTCATGTAGATCTCCCTAGCCAGCCACAGGGCCACGATCAGGATCTGAGGCCACGTCAGCTCCACGTCGGCACGGTGCCGTCGGCCAGCGACCCCGCAGCCGACCAGTTCAGGTCGCCGCCCGCGGCGCGGACCACGGTGTAATCGGTGTAGAGCACCTCGTTCGGCAGGGTGGCGGCGTTGACCACCATCGACGTGGTCCGGATCACCGCCGACGAGGTGACCTGCCTGAGCACCTTGTGCGAGCCGGCCGGGTTGAACTGGCCGTTCAGCGTGATGCTGAAGTCGGCCAGCAGGAGCAGCCGCTCGATCGCCGAGGAGTCCAGCCCGGTCACGTCGGTCACGGCACGCGGCGTGCCGAACTGCAGGTTGGTGACGTCGTTCCTGATGTCGGTCAGCGACCCGGTGACGTCATCGACGCTCATCGTGGTCCAGGCGATGCCTGATGCCTTGGCCATCGTCCCTCCTTTCCCAGAGCCAGGTCCGGAAGGCCATCAGGCCCAGGTCGGGACGGTGCCGTCCGCCAGCACGCCCGGCGAGGACCAGTTCAGGTCGCCGCCCGTGGCGCGGGTGATGGCGTAGTCGGTGTACAGCACCTCGTTGGCCAGCGACACCGAGTTCATGCCGATGGTGGTGGTCCGCTTCACCGAGGTCGACGGCACGGTCCTGAAGACCAGGTGCGCCCCGACAGAGTTCCACTGCCCGTTCAGCGTGATGCTGAAGTCGGCGAGCAGGAGCAGCCGCTCGATCGCGGCCTTGTCGATGCCGGTGACATCGGTGACAGCACGCGGCGTGGCGAACTGGAGGTTGGTCACGTCGTTGCGGATGTCGGTGACGGTGGTGCCGTCTGACAGGTCCACGTTCAGCGTGGTCCAGGAGACTCCTGTGGCCTTCGCCATGGTTCACATCCCTTCTAGCCGCGCTGGAGCGCGGTCGCGAGCCGGTCCTGGTGGTTGGCGAACGAGTCGACCCAGTCGGCTGCGTTCAGTTCCTGGGCCGGCGTGCCGCGGGGATTCCCGCGCCAGTCGCCCCCGGTGATGAGGAAGCGCTCCTCGCGCTCCAGCCGCGTCTTGTGCTCCTCGAAGCACCGCTGGCCAGGCGGGTAGGTGAAGGTGGTCATCCCGTCCGCCTGCTTGCCCTCGTAGTGCGCGCGGGTACGGTCCTCGCGGGCATAGCTGGCCTGGAACGCCCCGAGCGGGCTGGTCTCGTCGATGACCAGCTGGTGGCCGCCGAGGAACTTCTCGCAGCGGACTTCCTCGCAGGTCGCCGGGCGCCAGTGGGTGCTGACCGGCGCGGCGATCTGGTAGCTCTTGTAGTTCGCCGCAGGCATGCCGGGCTGGATCCGGTTGAGCTGCTGAGCGCCGCGGAGGTCCACTAGAACACCACCCCGGCGGCGAGGTTGCGGACCAGGATCACGGCGAATCTGGCGTTGGTGAACGTGCCGGTGGTGACCACCCGGGTCCAGCGGCGGATCAGCGCGTTGTTTGCGGTGGCCACCCGGACGCCGTAGGGGCACATGGCCGGGGTGACCGCGCCGGTCGCCAGGCCGGTCACGTCGGCGTAGGAGCCCGGGGTGTCCGCGGTGAAGTCCTGCATCTTGACCGTCACCGAGGTCCCGGAGACGCTGAAGACCTGGACGTAGAGCTGGGCCCCGAAGCTCGCGCCGGCCGCGCCGCTGTCCATCCCGGCGGACGAGGCCGGGGCCGCGTCGAGCTGGATCCCGGCGGTGTGCTGAGTGCCCCACTCCAGCCCGAAGCCGTTGGCCTGAAGCGAGCAGACGAAGGAGAACGACCCGTCGGTGCCGCGGGTGCCGTCGTAGTTCAGCTGCTTGGACACCGCCCCGGCGGCCTCGTTCCCCACCGCCGTGCCCTGGAAGTAGCATCCGACCACGTCCGCGGCAGGCAGCAGGTACAGCCCGGCAGGCACCCCGGCGCCGTAGGGGTTGAACCACGATGCGAAGTCGAAGCCGCCATCGCGATGACCGCCGAGCCGCTCGTTGGCGCTGGACTTGATGCCGGTCACGTCGAGCGCGGCCGGGCCGCCGCCGATCTTGGTGACCGCGCTCACGTCACCGGACAAGTCCAGGCCGGACAGGTAGAAGTTGTCGCCCAGCCCCGCCACTTTGGTCATGGCAGATCGCCTCCCTGGATCCACATGTCGTTCACCACGACGGGGATCGTCACCGTCATGACGCGGTTCATCTTGCGGTCGATCTCCACGTAGCCCGCCTGGGCGGCCAGCGCCGTGCCCTCGGCGCCGAGCAGGTCGATGGCCCGGGTGCCGCCTGCGCCGCCCAGGTCGAAGTCAGCGGAGTAGGCGCCGATCAGCCAGGACACGGCGGACAGCACGTTCGGGTCGATCGCGTCGAACGGCTGGCTGATGAAGGACGTGTAGACGCGCTGCATCAGCACCAGCAGGCCCGAGGTGCTGGCCAGGCCCGAGGACTGCACCGGGGCAATGCGGTCCACCCAGACCGCGGCGGTCAGGCCGTTTCCGGGCGCGGACTTCGGCTCGTGGCCGTTGACCGCATCGAAGTAGCCCGAGGCCGCAGCGTGGCTGACCATCTTGTCGAAGATGGCGGCGATCGCGGCCTCGTTGAAGTTACTCACCAGTAGTGCAGCTCCTCGGCCAGCCGCTCAAGCTCCTCGGCGATGAAGGAGCGAGCCAGGAGCGTCATCCCGTTCTTCATGACCTCCAGGGCGTCAGCCTCAGGAGGAGCATCCGGCGTGTCCACGACCTCCTGTGCTAGCGCCCTGGCGCGTGCCAGCAGGGCGCGCTCGACCGGCACCACCGACGCGTCCAGGTGGGTGCGGCGGCGCTCCCTGCGCTGCGGGTCGGGGACCGGCATCAGCGCTCGATCTTGCCCAGGACGACGCCCTGGCTCAGGTCCAGCGCGCTCTTGCGCTCGACGAGCAGGTGATCGCCGCACGTCGGCACCGCGACGCAGGCGATCACCTGCTGCGGGCCGATCTGGTGCATCTGCCAGGACGGCGCCAGCGTGATGGCGTCGTTGGCCACCGGGGCCGGGGCAGGACCGCTGCCGTTGCCCTCGCTGGCGGCCATCTTGCCCTCGGCCAGGCATTGAAGGCACTTGTATGCGGACATCGGCTACTCCAGAAGCGTGATGGTAAACGAGGAACAGGACACGGTCGCGCCTGAGGTGATCGACAGCGAGTTCAGGTTCAGGTCGGCGCCGCTGGTGCCCACCGAGCCGGTCGCGATGACCGTGGTGCCGTCAGACTTCTCCAGCACGAAGTAGCCCGCCGTGCCGGTGGCCGCCGCGGTGCCCGAGGTGATGGCGTTGGCGGTCGCCGTCACCAGCCGGCCGGAGCCGTCCGTGCCGGACGCGACCGGGGTGCCGAAGGCGGTCGCGTTGAGCGTCAGGGTGACCAGCAGCGTGCCGGTCAGGGCGGTGTTCGCGGCAACCTGGGTGCCGGTGTAGATCTTCAGCTTGCCGGTGTTCAGCAGCGTGCACAGCGTCGCCAGCATGCCGCCGGAGCCGGCCATCGCCGTGTCGCTGAAGAACGGGTTATTCGCCATCTAGCCGCACTCCCTTGAAGTTCATGCGCTGATCTCCTTCGCGGCGAGCCCGGCCTCGCGTTCGGCCATGGCCTGGGCCATGCCGTCCATCTGCTGGCTGACCTCGCGGAATGTGTGGTAGCCCCGGAACCTGGTCACCGGGTAGTTGCGGCTGCCGACGCCCTCCAGCCAGGGGCCGTAGATGATCCCGCCGTCGGTGACGACCAGATCGTCCACCTGGCGCTCGGTCCTGATGGCGGACTCGTACCGGCCGGTCGGGTGCCGGAGCACGTCGTGCAGCCGGGCGTGGACGCGGTTGACCGCCTCCTGCGCCAGGTCGGCCCGGAGCTGATCGGCATGATGCCGGGTGATCTGGCCGGCCCGGCCGTCGAACAGCGGCCCGATGAGGATCTCAGACAACTCGCTGCCTCGCCTTCCTGCCGTGCTGGGTGAAGCAGCGGTTGCGCAGGTCCGGAATGCCCTGGCCGGGCGGCGGTCCCTTGGTCTGGCCGTCCTGATCGGGGCTGGAACCCGAGGACCCGGCGTAGGCGCCGGGCTCCTGGGTGACGCTGACGACGGCCTCGGCCACGGCCAGCTGCTTGACCAGCGCGGGCACGACGGAGATGGACAGCGCGTCGCCTGAGGTGTGCGCGGCTGCCGCGGTGCCCAGCTGGCCGCGCAGCACCGCCAGCTTGCGGCGGGCCCAGATGGTGCCGCTGGTGTGGGCGACCAGGATGGAGCCGTCCCATGCTCGCTTGAGCTGGAGGTTGTTGCCCAGGATGTTCTGGATCAGGCACCACTCGGTGTCCAGCTGGAGCACTTCGCCCTGCGCGAACTTGGTGCCGTCCGGGACGGCCAGGATGTTGTCGGCCATCGATGCGGTCGTCAGGCCGGTGAAGGCGACCGCGGTGCTCACGTAGTAGGCGTCGGTGACGATCATCCGCTCGGTCCCCGCGATGAGCAGGTCGCCGACGCCGATCAGGCCGCCCGAGCTGACCGTCACGACCGTGTCGCCGATGAGGGCGTTGGCGGCCAGCGTGCCGGCCGGGGCGGTCTTGCGCCAGTAGCCGTAGGTGCCGGCGATCGAGATGCTGCGCTGCGGGGTGATGCCGCCGCCGAACGCGGCCAGCGTCGAGCGGTTCAGCTCCAGGTAGGTGTACGGCGGCGCGTACCGCGGGTTGCCCCACAGGATGTCCGCGCTGGGGATCACGGTGCCGCCGCTGGTCACGACCGGGACGTTGACGGTGACGTCGGCCAGCTCGGCCGCATCGAGCCACAGCCGCCACGGGTAGGCCATCTGGTACGACGGCCAGTCCCAGGAGACGGTCTTGTCCTCGGGATAGAACCGGCGGTGGCACAGCCCCTCGACCGAGTCCCGGGCGGAGTCGATGGCGCGGTCCACCTGGTCGTCATTCCAGGCAGCCTGCTTGACGTCAAGCGCCCGCCGGACTTCAGAGCGCGTGCAGTATGCAGGCAGAACTAGCGCCATCCTGGACCTTGCTTTCTCGCCCGAGTACCGCTAATGCGGTGGGACTGGCTATGGCCAGCATAGACAGGTCTAGACCAAAGGTATAGACCAATGATCAGAGCAGCGGCGGCTTGACCAGCCAGGCGTCCGGCGCGAGCGCCTGCACGGCCCCGGTGCCGTCCCACTCGGCGAACCACTGCTGCAAGCCAGGGCCGGTGAAGCCAGACGTATCCAGATCGGCGTGGTAGTTGCCCTCGGAGTCCCGGACGATCGGGGACGACGGGGCGGTGATCACGGTGGTGGCGCCTGCGTCCTTCTTGTACTTCAACACGATCGTCGAGGGATCGGTCGCGGCCCCGGCCTCGTTGACGAAGGCCGCGCTGGTGGTGACCAGCGACCCGGATTCATAGATAGTCAGGCTCATGGCTTCCTCCCGGTGGTGACCCTGCCGCCGCCCGGCTTATCCGAGGCGCTGGCGCTGGGACCGGACCTGGACACGGCGGGCCCGGCCGATACTGAGCTGGCGCTGGCTGACGATGCCCGCCTGCCTGCAGATGCTGTCCCGGCCAGGTGATTGACGGTCGAGACAGAACCGCGCACCGGAGACGACGCCTTGCCCGCGCCGCCGAGCACGGTGACCCCGGCCGCCACTCCGGTGACATGGGCCGACCCGCCGGGCGTCCCGCCGATAACCGCGACCAGGACCAGGCCGGGCTGGCCCGTGATGCTCGCGCCGCCAGCCAGGGTGCCAGCGCCCGTGCTGACGGTGACAGCAGCGGCCACGCCCGTGACATTGGCCGGGCCGGTGCCGGCAGCAGTGCCTGTGCCGCCCTGGGCGGTGACGGCCGCGGCGGTACCGGTGAGCTTCTGGCCGCTGGACAGAGTGCCGATCCCGCCAGCCGCTGTGACCGCGGCGGCTACCCCGGTAAGATTCTGGTCGCTGGAGACCGTTCCGGCGCCGCCCGTTGTGGTGATGGGTGCGGCTACGCCGCTGACGTTCCCCTGGCCGCTGCCCGCAGGCGTGCCAAGGCCGCCTGCGGCAGTGACCGCAGCAGCAACACCGGTCAGCTTCTGGCTCGCTGAGAGCGTCCCTGCGCCTCCGGCGGCGGTGACCACAGCAGCTACGCCAGCAACCGGCTGGCTGGCCCCAGGCGTGCCCACGCCCCCGGCTGCGGCGGCCTGGGCGGCAACGCCGGAAACGCTCGCCGATCCGGCCGGAGTGCCCACGCCGCCAGCCGCCACGACGGCCGCTGCCAGCCCGGTGACCGGCTGGCTGGCTCCCGGGGTGCCGGCACCGCCAGCCGCAGTGACAGCTGCGGCTACGCCCATCAGGTTCTGGCCGCCGGAGATGATTCCGGCACCACCTGCAGCGGTGACGGCGGCGGCTACGCCCGTGACATTGGCGGCACCAGAGCCTGCTCCGGCGGCCGTGCCGATACCACCCGCCACTGTGACCGGGGCAGCAACTCCCGCCACAGTGGCTGAGCCGCTGGGCGTGCCTGCGCCGCCTGCTGCTGTGACCGCAGCAGCAACGCCTGTCACATTGGCTGAACCGCTCGGCGTGCCGATACCGCCAGCCGCAGTGACAGCAGCGGCCACACCCGTGACATTCGCCCGGCCAGCGGGCGTCCCGGCCCCGCCAGCAACCACGACGGCCGCAGCCGCGCCCGCTACAGGCTGGCTGGCTGAGACAGTGCCTATCCCGCCAGCCACAGTAATCGCGGCAGCAACGCCGGTCAGGTTCTCGCCGCTAGAGACAGTTCCGGCACCGCCAGCCACTGTGACCGCAGCGGCCACGCCAGTGACATTGGCCGATCCAGCTGGAGTGCCGGCACCGCCCGCCACGGTGACAGCAGCAGCCACTCCGGTGACGGGCTGGGTGGCTCCCGGCGTGCCTGTCCCGCCAGCCGCTGTGATCGCGGCGGCTACCCCGGTGACCTTGGCGCTACCCGACGGGGTGCCGGTTCCCCCGGCGGCTGCGACCGGGGCGGCTACTCCGCCGATGGTGCCGAAGGCAGTGCCGGTCCCGCCCGCGGCAGCGACCGGAGCGGCCACGCCCGTGACATTGGCTGCACCTGAGGGAGTCCCGACGCCGCCAGCGGCCGTGACCGCAGCCGCGACCCCGGTGACGTTCTGGCTGGTGCCGGTGTTGATTTTAAATGTGGCGATAGCGCCCGCGAAGTCGGTGACGGTGACACCGCCGTCTGCCTCGGTGTCCGTAACCGTGATGCCGCTGGACGCTCCCGTGTCTAGTTCATAGTCAAATGCAGCATGGTCAGTCTGCTTTACCCCATTCCCGTAATTCCCGGCCTCTGTGAACCCGGTACCTGCCGCCAGCGTGACCTTGGTCGCAGAAGTGTAGTGGCAGGCGAAAACAGCAACCGCCAGCTCGTGAGCAGCCGCTATAGTGCTGCTGGTCGAAACCGCAACCGTAGTGCCGCTGGTCACCTGATTGGAACCAGTCTTGTCCAGCGGAGACGTATTCGACCCTGCTGAATCGCTGAACTCCATGATCTGGGCGCTGATGGAAGTCCCGGCATTACCAGTCGTAACAGCGACCGAAGTGATGCCGCCCGGGTTATTCGGGTAATACCAGATGTCTACATAATCATTGCTAGACGCAGGGTGGTAGGAGATAGCCTTCTGCCACCCGGCAGGAGGAGTGAAAGTAATAGTAAGACCGCTCTCACCGGACAATCCAAGGACCAGCAGGTTACCCGCCGCGGTGCTGGTACAGGTAGGCGTAACGGTCGTACCACTGGTAATGGTCGCTACCGTGTTCGCGTTAACCAGTGAATATGTCACGGCTTCACCCAGGCGGCATTCCAGGCGCCGAGGCGGGCGATCTGCGGCCAGGCGGCAGCCTCGTGCGGGCAGGCATCGGTGCACGGCTGCGACGGCGGGTGCACCGAGCAGCCCGGGGCCAGGTCGTAGTTGGCGAACATCAGCACCGAGCCCGGCGCCATCTGCTCGTGGATGTAGTGCTCCAGGACGGCCTCGTCCTCACAGCCGGGCCCGCACACCATCGGGTGGTTGACGTAGACCAGGCCGAACCGGCCGTACTCCTGGTAGTCCTCCGCGAGCGCCAGCTCCGCGCTGACGCCCAGCCGCCGCGCCTCGGCCACGTACTCGGGCACCCGGTCGAAGCCGCGGGCGCCCAGGCCGGCGTCAGCGGCGATCAGGCACTTGGTGCCGATGCCGCAGCCGGCGTCGAGGAACGTGCGGTTGCCCGGCGGGACGTGCGGCAGGCACAGGTACAGCAGCTCGGTGAACACGCCCGGGTCGGCAGGCTGCCAGTCGAAGTACTTCCCGCGCTCGCTGACCTGGACGCGGTTCAGCCAGGACGCCTCCAGCGCATCGATCTCGTCCAGGGTCACTGGTCACCTCCCTCCCGGAGGGAGGCAAGGACTAGCTCGACGTGAAGACGGCCAGGCCGTTGGTCGGGTCGACGGTGTACGTATAGGCCCCGGCCGTCGAGACGACGCTGGCGCCGAAGTCGATGATGGTGACCGCCCAGGAGTTGGTGTCAGCAGTGACCGCGTTCGCCGTCTTGTCGTAGATGAACATCGTGCGGGCGGTGATCGTGGTCGTCGCGCCGAAGCTGATCGGGGCCGGGACCGTACAGGTCCACACGCAGGTCCCGGCTGGCGAGTCGTTGCTGACCGTGAACGTGGTCAGCGCCTGCCGGTTGGCATAGCCGGAGGTGTAGCCGCCGCCGGTCACTACCTCGACGTAGGTGGCGAGGAAGTCCGAGACGAAGACGTACGCCTGCTGGGTCGCGCCCCAGGTCGCAGACGAGCCCGTGCACAGACCCGCGGCAAAAGTATCACCGTCCAGGTCGGGCCCGTTCGCCACCCTCTTGAGAGCCGAGGCGACAATATTGGGGAAAACGTGCGCCGTAACGGCCATTACTCAGCCCCTCCTTCGGCGCCTGCGACAGCAGCCTTGCCGATGATGTTGGCGTCCTGCCGGTTGTCCGATGTCGTGTAGACGACGGAGCGCTCCTCGTCGAGGACCACCTTGGCCCGGCGGCCCGCGTCGATCTTGTTCTCGCCAGAGGCCGGGTCCCGGGCCTCCGGGCGGGTGATGATCTTCTCCAGCGCCCTGGTCCGGCCGCCCCTGATGACGCCGATCGAGCGCATACGGGCCCGGAACTCCTCCGGCGTCTCCAGCTCTGGCATCGTCCCTCCTACATCCCGGCCATAGTGTCCGGATCCCAGTCCCTGGGATATTGAAAATCACCCATCGGGCAGTACAGGATGCCCGGCTGGCTCGGCGGGCCCTCCAGCAGCGGCGTGCCGTCGCGCGGGCATGCCACCGGGGGCTGCGACCGGGTCACCTCGATCTCGGCCGCCTGCTCCTTGAGGATGCTGTCGAGCTGCTGCCACGACATCGCCGGTCACGCTCCCGAGACCCCGGGCTTCTTCAGCGTCAGGCCGCCGCTGGCCACGATGTCCTGCGGCTTCTCCTGCGCCTTGCCAGCCTTGCCAGCCGGCCGCTCCGGCTCGGGGTCAGGCGGATCGGGGACCGAGGCCGGCAGCTCTTGCCCGGCCGTGGTGGCCTCCGGCGACGCCCCCGGATCGGTGGTCACCTCAGCCTCGGCAGCTGCCTCGGCATCTGCCCAGGCGTTGCTGCCCCCGGAACTCACTGTGGCCTTCGGCATATCGCGCTCCTTCCCGCACATCGGGCACACGAGGACGGACTCAGCGATTGCCTGGCAACCGCACTGCTCGCAAGTCCACACGTGTAGCCTCCTTCTGGTACGGGGCCTGGCCCAGGCGGTCACTCGCCGGCCAGGCCCCGATGCTTGCTAGGCCGCGACGACCTGGGCGCCCGCGTCGAGCGGGACGTACGTCAGGTCCCACTGGACAGTTCCGGTGACGGTCGAGGCCGTGGTGATCGTGATCGAGCCGGGAACCGTCTCATAGCCCGCCGACGGGTTCAGGCTGCCGTTGACCGTGACGATCAGCGCGCCGCCGTCCAGCTTCGAGACGATCGGAGATCCCACCGCCACCGGGATGATGCCGGCCGTGGAGAGGATGGTCGGAGCCGATGCCCCGCCCGAGAGCGTGGGCGTGATACCGACCGAGGTCGAGTTCGTCCCGCTCAGGAGCGTGATCACGAGCCCGGAAAGACGCCGGATCAGGATGCGCCCGCCCGTGACCGTGAATATGTTCCCGATCGTCGAGCTGGGCAGGGCCGCAGCCGCCCGGCTGACGTTGATGCCGAGCGCGATCGTGCGGACGTCCGCCGCCTTGATGAGGGTGGTCATGTCAGGCCCCCACCTTGGCCAGGTTGGCCGGGGCGCGCTGCACCGTCAGGTCGTGCAGGATGGCGGTGCACAGGCCGGAGCCCGTTGCGGTGCACTTGATGTAGCCGTAGCCGTCCGGCAGCTGCGACCCGTAGACGGTGAACACCGAGTTGATCGAGGTGGTCAGGCCCGCCGTGGTGCCGTTGGTGAAGGTAGCCGCCGCGGTGATCGTCGCCTTGGTCCAGGCGGCGGTGCCGTCAGTCGCCGTGCTCCCGTAGACCCGGGTGATCGGAGCCCAGGCCGGGGTGAAGAACGACCCCGCCCGGTAGGTGCCCGCGAACGTCTGGGCGATCGTCAGCGTAGCCACACCAGTAGCCCCGGTGAGCACAAACGAAATCGCCGAGCACTCATCCAGGCTGATGCCGACGCCCGACGCGATCGGGACGACGTTGAAAACGCGCCCGAGTCCTTCCTGTCCAGCCATCTCTGGCCTCCTTTACTACAGCTAGGTCTTGGGGACGGGGCGCAACTGCCGTCCTTGCTAACTCACTCTCCGTTCGGAGGGCTACGAACCTTGCTGATACACGAACTGAACGCTTTGCCACGGAACAAACCGGAGCGCGGCACTATCCGTGAACATAACTCCGTCATCACGTATATCCAGCGCGAGCGCCTGGACAACTGACGATGCAGTAACCGCTCCAGTAGAGCTGTTAAACGACAGCGCATACGACACGAACGTATCCGCAGACTCAGAGAACGCCAGCTCAGTGAGTCCTACCAAAGGAACGGTGTCGCTGAGACTCTGAAGGAGCGATCCCACATTTGACCAGGGCGCCAGTATTCGCCAGCTCTGGCTATTGCTATCGACATACGTGAACATAACGCCGTAATCACGCAGCTCGATCTTCCGAGCACCAAACACGGAGCCGAAGTCCGGCGTGGCAAACCGGGTAGCTACTGTCACCCAGACGTGATCCTCTGAGAACGCTAGCTCTTCCAGCGCTACTGACATCAGTTACGCTCTTCCTTTCCGATTAGCTTGGCCGTCGGCGGTTAGCTGCCTCAGCGGGTCTGGATCTGGACGAACGGGCTCAGCGTGTTCGCCGAGCCGTTGTGCGGGGTGAGCGCGCTCTGGAGCCAGGGGCGCCCGTCGACACGCTCGATGATGCGGTAGGCCGTCTGGTCGTTCTGGAAGAACGCGTGCTCGCTCGCGGCCACGGCGACTGCCTGCCGGTCACCGATCAGGTAGTAGCCCAGGTCAACGAAATCGAGGTCGCCGGTCGTGCCCAGGGCCGGGACCTTCTCGGTGAAGATCACGGGCCTGCCGAGGATCGTCATGGGCGGGGTGTCCGAGCCGGGCGTGGTCAGGCCGCCCATCCAGATCGGGCCGCCGCCGGTACCGACCGACAGCGCCATGGTGGCCAGCTGCGGGAAGGTGTCGATCGCGGCGATCCAGACCGCGTTCTTCAGCGAGGTCGGCAGCATCCGGGCGTACATGTTGACGATGTTTTCCCAGAGAATGGTGCCGGAGGCCTGGCCGGACTCCTTGGTCACCTGAACCGATGCCGGGCAGCTGATGAACCCGAGCGGCGTGCCCACGCCGGTCTCGGTCATGAACGCGACGTCCTCGGACCACGCCAGGCCGGCCGGGATCCGGGTGTCGAACCAGCCCGAGAAGGCCGGGGCGTCGGCGAGCAGCTCGTTGGGCACCTTGAAGAAGCCGGTCAGCTTCTTGGCGTCCAGCGTCACCTTGCTGAAGGTGGCCTGCGATTCGACCAGGGAGCTGGACTCCTCGGCCCAGTAGAACTGCACCCCGCCGAACAGCGAGGAGACGTGGCTGGTGTCGTCGACCGAGGGGATCGGCACGCGGAGCGTGCTCATCGGGATCACGGTCGCCCGCGGCCGGACGATGCTCTCCTCCAGCGCCAGCTG